GGGTTTTTTTTAAATTTTTTTTTTTTTTTCAATTTTTTTGGTTTTGAAATTTAAAATTGAGCAACTAGATACGAGAGCAAGGTGCGTACAAGAAGTGGCTTGATGGCCAGGTTCTGTTTTCTTGATCGGCATTGCGATAATCTGTTGAGAGGAAGAAACGTTGAACGTCCATTTGAGATGGGAACTCGTCCAGCGATATTGGATAGTCCGGTCGGTCGGGACTGTCTCCAAAAACAACTGTTAATCCAGCAGGGTTAGGTGTGAAACCTTGGGCCTTGTAGTAATCGTAGACTGAGCGAAGAAGTTCGTGGATACGAAAATCGTTGCCGCAGGCTGCGTAGGCGAACCCGATGGCTTGCGCCATTGTGATTTCAGGTGTTGGGTCCTTTGCTTTGGTGTGGTAAAACTGAGCAAGCATCTTGATCAGGTCACGGTAAGGTAGACCTTGGATGTTGCGGTAGCTTAGGACTTCGGAGCCAATTAGGCTGTTGCGAAGTTCGGATTTCTCGAAGGAAATCTTCGCTCCAAAAAGATGGTCTGAAACTTCTTGCATTCGAAGTAGGAAAAGATCATGCTCATGAAGGGGTATCTGGATGTAAAGACGAATGATTGAATCGTCGCCTTGTACTTTGATGATACATCGACGGGGGTCGTAGCCCATGTAGTGCAGGATAGCAGCTAACATAGTGTAATTGTACCATGAGTCCATCAGTTGAGTGATGAATAGGCCAGAAGGGATGCCAGCGAATAGTCGTTTGAACATCGAACCGTCAGGGAGGACGATTGGACTGTCAAAGAATGCCTCGATTGTCCATTCCCAGAGAGCTTGTAGCTTGTCGGGGTCGGTCGGACTTGTCGGGTAGTCTTTGGTTGAGACATATCCATTGGTGAAGTCAAGGAAGCATCGTGTTCGGATGAATATCTTGCGGATTAGCCAGAAGTAGGCGCGCTTGTCAAAGCGAGACCAGTCTATGGTGATGTAGGTTACATCTTCTCCGGGTGTGTGAAGGTCGCGCCAAAGGCGGAACCATCCACCGGTGAAGGTTTCGTAACCCCATAGCATTGGTGTAGAGCCAGGGTTCAGCTTGATCCAGGCGATGTATTCCCAGTAGATCATGGCTTCGGAGATGATCCAGAGTTTGGAAACACCCCAGATAGATCTGAGTTTGTTGGGAGCATCGAAAGATACGATTGCTGTCTTGATGTGTAGTAGCATAGGAAAGAGAAAACGTTGACGGAGGAAGTTAGAGTGTGTGATGCCAGCATTCGAAGTGAAGCGAGATTTGATGACATGTTGCCAGGAATGAACGAATGAAAAAATGAGGTTCTTCATGAAGCCAAACTTTGGTGGAGTGACTTGGTTCAGTGTGTCGGCGGGAGGTGTGTGTCCGTAACGTCTGAGGGCGTCGAGAGGGTTGACGTACTTGGTCCAGAGTTTTGTGACTGGGTCAAAGAAATCGCCAAACTTCTTGCGAAGGTCGAGGAAGTATTTCTCGGTGGAGAAAGGTGCTTCAGCATTTACTTGCCATTTGAAAGGGTAGTGCCATTGTACATCGTAGAGATGACAGACACGTGCGGGGGCAGGTGGCTTGAAAGCGTCGATCATGCATTGCAGTCCGTACTCGATTGAGAGTTGACTTTTAAAGTCGGTTGGCTCGGGATGATCCTCTATGTCGCCGGAGAAGAAATCTTCGGTGATGGTCGATGGGTCAAGATTGGTCCGTTTGTAGCCGTTGACGATCTTGTCGTACTCGTCAGATGTGAGGTAAGTTCGGAAACTGTGACGTAAGGTGCGTTTGTGGTTTTCGGTGGCGACTTCATTTACTTGTGGTATTGAAGGTTGGTAGTGGTAGGTGCCAGCGAACTCGAAGTTGGTAACTTTGCGAGAGATGTGGAGAACGCGTGAGAATAAACCGGTAAGGTAATCCATGGTGAGTGGTGTGTAGTGGATGTGATGCAGAGAGCAGCGAGTGAGCTTTAATTTTCAGGGCTCAAAGTCTTGTGTTGACTGTTCTGTCGGGTGATCC